TCATGGGTGGACCAGGTTGGAAAGAATATAAAGCGGGACTGAAATCTTGGGAAGGTAGCTGTGATGCTAACTTTACAGATACAGCTAGTGCCGCTGGTATGACTCCAGCACAGATAGCAGCCAATCAAGTAGTTGTAGGAACAGAAGTAGCAGTGGTATTTTACCCTGTTGCAGCTGGAACTATGAGCTTTACTGGCAACGCAGTAGTTACTAGCATAGACAATAATGCTGCTATAGGAGACATCCAAACCGCTAGTTTAGCGTTTACTGGAACTGGTCAACTATACACAGACATTACTATCTAGTAATAAACAAATCTAAAGCTATCCTCTTAATTGAGGGTAGCTTAAGATACTATGTTAGTTCCCCTGAAGTAGAGGCTAACGCAACCCGTGATAATAATCACACAAACAAGGAATATATATTATGAGTGAAGAATCAAACAAACCAGTAAGTGTGCTAGGAAATGCTAAAGATCATTTTAGAAGTGCATTAAGCCAAGAATTACAAAGCATTGAAGTTCCAGAGTGGAATGCAACTATCTATTTTAAAACAGCATCTAGTTTTAATGTTGAAAAGAAAATACTTGACCTACATTCAAAAGGTTCAATGGTAGAAGCATTAGTAGAAACATTGCTAGTTAAAGCCCTAAACAAAGACGGCAGCAGAGTGTTCACAAATGCTGATAAAGTTGTATTAATGCGTGAAGTAGATCCAGATGTGATCATCCGTGTTGTAAGTGCAATTCAGGTAGCAAAAGACGAGGCGAAAGAAAGCCTGGGAAACTAACTGATGATCTAGAGTTAATGTTCATCTTTAGGATGGCAGAAACATTAGGTCATACTGTTGAATGGGTTATGAACAATATGACATATCTCGAGCTTGAAGCTTGGGTTAAATACGTAGAGTGGAAGAACGCACAACAGACAAAAAAATAGGATAAGTTATATGAAATCAGGTGCCGCAGTAATGAAAGATATATACAAAGATATTAATAAAGACTGGCATGAGTGGACAGATAGCTTAACCTCAAACCTACGCACCACTACTCCCATAGATACAGGTGCAGCAAGACAAGCGTGGAAAAAAGTTGGTAAGCTCAACATAACAGCTACAGCACGGAAAGCTATAATATTAACAAACCGTGTTGGTTATGCAAGCATACTTGATGGGTCACAAGGTAGACCTACAAGTAGACAAGCACCAAGAGGTATAGTTGAACCAGCTTTACAAAAGACACAACAAAAATAGACAAGGAAAAGAATTATGAGTATATTAGATAAAGCATCAAAACACTATAAAGAACAATTAAAAGAAGGACTACTTGAAATTAACGTTCCAGAATGGGACGATAAGATATATTACCGCAAAGCATTTAACTTTGCAACACAAGGTAAAGTATTTCAATTGTCAAATGATGGATTAATGGTAGATGCCCTAGTAGAAACGCTGATACAAAGAGGATTGAAACAAGACGGATCAAAAGCCTTTAGACCAGCTGATAGAATAAAATTAATGCACGAAGTTGATCCAAACATAATTATTAGAATTGTTGCTGAGATCAATGGCGAGGGGTCTTAGGCCTCCTTTAAACTAAAAGGGAACTAACAGCATGAGTGGCAGCAGCAGATATGAAATAGATATTATTGCTAATAATAAGGCTTCAGCAGCTTTAGGCAAAGTAGATAAACAATTAAAGAATATACAAGGCAGTTCAGGGAAAGTAAATAACAGCTTCAATAAAATGAAGGTTGCCGCTGGGTTAGCCGCTGGTGCGTTTGCAGCATTCAAAGCTGGACAAGCATTTTTAAATACAGCTAAACAAGTTGAAAACTTAGGTATTCAGCTAAAGTTTATTACAGGCTCAGCTGAGCTAGGTGCTCAAGCACTAAAGACAGTTGAAGACGCAGCATCAAGAAGTGCATTTAGCTTAGAAAGTATGGCTAATGCAGCTCCATTACTATTAACAGTATCAACAATAGACGAATTAAATAGCTCACTAGATATGGCGGGAGACATTGCCGCGGCTACTGGTATGAGTTTAGAAGAAGCAGCAGGACAGTTACAACGTGCATTCTCTGGTGGTATAGCTAGTGCAGATATCTTTAGAGAAAAGGGTGTTAAATCAATGCTTGGTTTCCAAGAAGGTGTAAAGTATACAGCTGAAGAAACTGAGAAGATGATACGTGATGCATTTGAGAATGGCACAACAACAATAGCTGGTGCAGCCGCTGAGATGGCTAAAACATGGGATGGACAAATGTCCATGATGGCAGACAGTTGGTTCAAGTTTAAAAAGAGAACAATGGACAGTGGCTTATTTGCTGCAATGAAAAGAGCATTAGCCGCAGTTAGAGGTGTTATTACAGACAACCAAGTTGCAATTGATAAATTTGCAACAGCATTAGGTGAAGGCTTAGCAGTAGCAGTAAATGCTCTTGCAACAGCTATAGAATTTATAGGAACACATGCAGACTTCTTTGCAGGCATAGTAAAAGCGTTAGTTGCTTATAAACTAGCTGGCTGGTTATTTACTGCCGCTAAAGCAATGCGTGGACTAAACATTGCATTCATGTTAAATCCAATTGGATTAGTAGTTGGTAGTATTGTATTACTGATATCATACTTAGTTGGACAAAATGGACTAGGTAGAACTATTGTTCAAATACAAGCAGCCTTTGAAGTATTAGGTGAAGCTATGTCAACATTTGGTAAGTTTATTAAAGAGAAGATGGTTGCAGTGTTACAATTCTTTGGTGATAAGTTTAATTGGCTTAAAGATAAAATGGTTGCTATTTGGAATACTATAGCAAAGTTTATTCCTGGAGCTGAAAAGTTTGCGGAAGTAATGAGTGACGCAGGAGATGTAGTAGGTGATGTATTTGGTGCATCATTAGATTATGCTAAAGGTGCAGCCAGTGATTTTGGCGATACTTTAGCTGACCTAATGCCAGATGGACTAGTAAGAACTATAGAAGATGTAGCTGATGCAACAAAATATGCTGGATTAGATTATGACAAAGCTGCAGATAGTGCAAAGAAGTTTGCCCTTGAACAAGAAAAATTAAGTAACGCAGCTATGAGAGCTAAACAACTTGCTACACAAGGACCAGCTGGACAATCAGCAGGTGGAGCTACTGAAGCTGCAGCACCATTTGTAGCTGTAGAAAAAGCAAGCAAAGAAGCTGGTGAAGCTGTTAAAGGTTTTGCTGAAAGATATAGTGAATTCTTTGGTAACACAGTAAAAGAAGCTAAAGAAGCTGCTGATATGATTATGTTCAAACAAATGGCAGTTAAAGACCTTGAAGAACAATTAAACACAAGTAAAATTAGTATTGATGCATTTGCACAAGGTATTCTTGCAATAGGCGTAGCAAGCAAAGAAATTAAAAAAGAAACAGAGGACTTTGCGGGCAGAATAGAAAGTATTACTGAGAGCTTGTTTCCAGCAGAAGCACAAATATTAAAATATAAAGACCAAATTAAGTTCTTAGATGAACAATTAAAGCTAACAAATATTAGTGAAGAAGAGCATCTAAGACTAGTAGCAGCAATAGCAATACAAATAGCAGAAACAAGTGGTGCAACAGCTGAAGCAGCTGAGAAGAACAGACTACTAGTTGAAAGTTTATCAGGCTATAAAGATCAGATAATGCTTATTGCAGAAGCTAATTTAAAATTAAAAGAAGCTAATGAAGAAATTGCTACAAGTTTAGAAAAACTAGACAATAGACTATTTCCAGTTCAAGCAAAACTTAAAGGACTTGAAGCAGACTTAGCATTAGTTCAAGCAGCATACGACAATGGTAGTCTCTCAATAGATGAATACAAAAGACGTGTAGTTGCACTTAAAGTAGAGATGGCAGCATTAGGTCCTGTGCTTGGTGAATATCCAGATAAAATATTACGTATTGCAGAAGCAACTAAAAAAGCTGCAGAAGCAAAGAAAAGTTTAGCTGAAATGATGGCTAAGGAATATGAAGAACTAGTTCCTCTTGTTCGTAAAACAAGAGAGTATGAAGAAGACGTTAAGAGAGTAAATGAGGCACTTGAAGCTGGTCTTATAACATCAGCAAAATCAATAGAAATGTTAAAATTATATGCTGATAGATTCAAAGGCACTAAAGAAGCTGTAGTTAAAGACTTAGAAGAAATGGAAGATAAGACTAAGGATTATGTTGATACTTTCAATAAGAGCTTTAATGATAAACTAGTAGATGGCTTAGTTGAAGGTAACTTAAACTTTGGCACATTTGCAGACATGTGGAAAAGCACACTAAAAGATCTAATCAAAGACACACTTAACGGTGGTTCATTGCTAAACGATATATTAGGTGGATTTGGATCAGGTGGTAAAAGAGGCGGAGGTGGATTTAATCTAGCAGGCTTGTTTACTGGAGGCGGAGCAGATGGCATTGGTAACTTAGGTGGCATTGGTGATTTCTTTGGTGGACTTGGCAGTAGTCTTAGTGGAATATTTAGTGGATTCAAAGCAGACGGTGGTAGAATACCTGGCGGAACATTTGGAATAGCGGGGGAGGCCGGACCCGAAATTATTACAGGGCCAGCTAACGTTCTAAGCAACAAAGAGAGCTTTGGAAATGGCGGTGAAAAGCCTCAGGTAAATATAACTATACAAGCAATTGATACACAAACAGGCACAGAGTTTCTGTTAAAAAATAGAAAGTCAGTTGAAGGCATTATACAAAATGCTTACAACAAACGTGGCAAACAGGGGATTTATTAATGAAATCAATATTTACATATCCAAATAACCCAGGAACATTTTATATTGATCCTCTTTATATTGGAAATGATACATCAGGTTGGCAAGAACGCATGCTTAACCTTAAAACTGGCTTATATGAAGGCTGGCCAGGAGCTAGTCCAGGTTCAACTCCATTATCAACTATTATGACAGGCACTGGCAAATACAATGAAGCATTTGAAGAAACCAGTGGTAACAATACAGTATACCAATTTTGGCTACAGCCAATGGTTGAATGCACTATTAGACCTAAAGGTTCTATAACTGTTGCTAATATAAGTCTAGTAAATGATGGCGGTATTCCTAAGATTAGAATAACATCAGCTGACGATGTTAGTGCTCTTGTATTGGGCACAGAGTTATATGGAGAAGGCTTTACAACAGCAGAAATGAATTTCTTTGACAATCCTGTTAACAATAAAAAGTATGCAGTTCCAATTGACACTAACAATTTTTACTTAGCAGAGAATGCTGCAGGCACAGAGTTTGATATAGACTTTTTGAATCAAACAATATACAACAACAAAGTAAATCCAAATAATAGTATTTTACCTAAATCCATTAGACGTGATTTTAGTGGAGTTCAAGGAAGTATTGTCAAATCCTTTTCTAGTTGGCCAAACTTACAATATATTAGTGACACAGATGCACTGATGAATTTGTCAGTATACAATAGTGCTAACAGTGGAACATTAAACGCTCTTACACCATTCTACCAAACATTAATGTCAGGAACAGAATTTACAATTGAAGCATTTACTAATAGTGCTAAAACAACACGAGCTACAGTAGAAGAGAAATATGTTGAAGCAGCACAATTTACCTATACTGCCACAGGTGATTATGTATTACAAAATATAACAGCCGCTACTATGATTAGTGACTGGGGTATGACACAATCACAAATTGATAATTTAATAGCCGTTGAAGGCACTGCTGCAGGTTGGACAGGTAATTATGCTGATGGTTGGTGTAGAATATATGCTACCGTAACTAGTGGAACATTTGCTGGTAAAATAAATGCTGATGATACTATTCCAGAAAATAACCCAAGTTATGATTATGAATTTTATTGGAAATACAACGGAGCAGCAGCTGAATTTAGCTTTTATGACCAAAGAGGCGTTGGACAAGATGCACAAGACTTCCGTATTACAGGAACCAATCCAGTTGATGTAGAGATTAAGATTGAGTTTATTGAAACTGGAATGCCAGCATCAGGAATAAGTCCAAGTTATGGTGGTGTTACAACAGACGCAGGCGCAACACTAATAGAAAATGGATTACAAGGCAAATTTGAAATAAATGAAGCAACAGTAATATTACCTGGCGCTGAACAATTTCAATTTCAAGATACAAACAACGCTACACAACCAGGCGCAGTTTGGGACAATGATGCAGGTTGGTTAGCAGGAGCAGTAACAGCAACAGCACTTAATGCTACTGAAACAAAACCAACAAACGGTGCTATTACTTTAGATGTTAATGGACGTGTAAGCACAATTGATTTTTCAGGTGCTAGTTCAGCAGATCGTGGAATATTTGATGTTGCCACAAGTCCACGTTTATTTAAATTAAGTTCCGCACCAAACACATATGTTCCACCAGTAGTAACACCTGCTGAAGCACAGGATGTATGGGATACAGAAGATCAATGGGCAACTAATACATATTCAGTAAATCCAGCAAAACAATGGCCACGTCACGTATCACCAATGAGTGCAGAAGTTAATTATAGTTCACCAACTATAGTAAACAAAAGCCAAAGTGGTATTAAGTATACACGAAGTGCAGGACATACAAAATGGACATTGGATGTTGTTTATCCACCAATGAAAATAGATGACTTTAAAATATTCCATGCTATTGCACAAGCCGCACATGGACAAAGCACACCATTCTTCTTTGATTTAAGATCTAAAAATAATGATAGAATACTATGGGGAGCTACATATAACAGTGGACAAAACACTACTACAACTCCAAGAATAGTAACAGACATAGTCCCAGGTGATGTATTATGGCTTGTTGAAGGATTTGCAAGTGATGAAGCAAATGCGTTTATACAAGGTGAAGTGTTTATTGATGGTGAAAATCAAAATGGTAATTTACACACATCACTAAGTGGAACAGCCGCAAACGTGTTTGGTGAAGCTAAATTTAGAACACCGTGGCCAGCTAGAAGTGCTATTAATACAGGTAACATAATATACAAAGATCCATTCCATGCAGTAGTTACATTAAGTGATGACAACTTTAGTTGGGAGACAGATAACCAAGACTTCTACTACGTAAGTGTAGCGTTTGATCTTGATCAATGGGGTAGCGTATAACATGGCAACATTAGCCCAGATAGTAGCGAGACCAAGTATACAATACTTTGATAGTGTAGAAATAAACATTGATGCAACACACAATTATTTCTTAACACAAGCACCATACAACTTAACTATTGATGGAGATACATATCAAGCCGCAGGTGGCTTGTTGCAAATGAGTGACTTTGTTGATAACGCAAACTTTAGTATTGAAAAACTAGAAATACAATTAGCAGGTATTGTTGACTTACCAGGAACATCAAAAAGTGTATTAAAAACTATACAAGAATTACAATACATTGATAAGCCTGTAACAATTAAAAGAAGCTTTATGGAAGAATTCAAAGTAGCCCACACTGTTATATTATATCAGGGTTACATTGCTAACATTAGTGCTGCATTATCAGAACAAGGCGAGAGCACAACAGCCGCAATTGAAACAGCATCACACTGGACAGACTTTGACAGAGTAAGCACAAGATACACCAATGATAACAGCCAAAAAGATATACATCCAACAGACAGTGGATTTAGCTTTGCTAAAGAAGTGCAAAAAGAAGTTCAGTGGAAAGAAGCTGGATAATGAATAAA